CCTGATAACAGGAGGTGGCGGTGATGAGTGAACTTCTGACAAAGGTCAAGCAAAACTTAATATTGGAACACGAGGCTGACGATCCTCTGCTGGAGAGCTTCATCACCGCTGCCATTGCCTATGCGGAGAGCTACCAACACATCCCCGAAGGTTACTATTCGGAGAATGCGATGCCTCCCACCACAGAGCAAGCAGTCATTATGCTGTCGTCTCACTTTTATGAGTCCCGGGACGGCAGCACCGGTGGCTTCTTTGCGGACAATGTACAAGCCGGACAGCAGACCTGGAACACAGTTAATCTGCTGCTCCGTTTGGATAGAGAGTGGAAGGTGTAGCGATGAGCTTTGGGAAAATGAACGGCTTTGCAGACATCGTTGCTGTAAGGCGTGTAAAGGATAGCGAGGGTTTCGCCACTACGGTGGAGGAGACTCTCGCTTCTATTCGTGTTTACCGGGAAGGTCGCCACGGAAGTCAGCGGTGGGCTAATCTTGCCGCCTTCTCCGAGGCGACTGACCTTTTCCGTTTCCGGTGTATCCCGGGGCAGCCTGTGACAACGGATCATATTATCGTCTGCGAGGGTGAGCGTTATGAAATCACCTCCGTAGAGGACGTCAAAGGTCGCGGGATGTACACGGAAGTGCTGGCAAAAAAGGTGGTGGCTACTAGTGGCAAAGGTTGATATCAAGTTGCCGGAGGAGTTTTTGGAGCGAATGTCCAAGTTAGGTAGTCGCTTTGATGCTATCGCCGAGGCTGTCCTGGAAGCCGGTGGTGAGGTGGTGCTGGCTCGTACAAAGAGCAACCTCTCCGCTGTGGTTGGTAGCGGTACGAAATACGAATCGCGCTCTACTGGCGAACTGGAGGGCGCTCTTGGCCTTACACCGGCAAAGGTTGACCGAGACGGCAACCACAACATCAAGCTGGGCTTTGCGGAGCCTCGCCGGGATGGTGGGAGCAACGCCAAGGTTGCCAATATCCTAGAATATGGCAAGCACGGGCAACCGGCTAAACCCTTTTTGAAGCCGGCCAAAAGCGCATCCAAAACAGCCTGTAAAAACGCAATGCTTCAAAAATTGGAAGAGGAGGTCGGTAAGCTATGAGTGTCTTGGCGGACATCCAGTCAGCACTTTCCGGACTGGGTATTCCTATGGAAACCGGTGTGTTTACAGATGTAGCACCCGCGAAATATATCGTGGTGGTGCCAATCGTAGACACCTTTGACCTCCACGCTGACAATTCTCCCAATGCAGAAGTGCAGGAGGCTCGAATTTCCCTGTACTGCCAGGGTAGCTACACAAAGGAGAAAAATGCCATTGTGAAGGCGCTACTGGCTGCGGAATTGACCATCACGGAGCGAAGGTACATCGGCTACGAAACGGAAACCGGCTACTATCATTACGCAATTGATGTAGCCCAATGCTATGAAATGGAGGAATGACTATGGCCACAATTGGTCTGGATAAACTGTATTATGCCAAGATCACCGAGGATGAGGAAGGCAACGAAACCTATGCCACCCCGGTTCAGTTGGCAAAGGCGATGACTGCTGACCTGTCTGTGGAGCTTGCCGAGGCAACTCTGTATGCAGACGATGGTGCAGCGGAAATCGTAAAGGAATTTAAGTCCGGTACTCTGTCCTTGGGTGTAGACGATATTGGTGCCGGTGCGGCTTCTGACCTTACCGGTGCAACCATTGATGCCAATGGCGTCGTGGTAGCCACCGCAGAGGACGGCGGCACGCCCGTTGCTGTGGGCTTCCGAGCCAAGAAGTCCAATGGCAAGTATAAGTATTTTTGGCTGTATCGCGTGGTGTTTGGCATCCCTGCCACTGCCCTTGCTACCAAGGGCGACAGCATCACCTTTAACACCCCCACCATTGAGGGTACAATCCTTCGCCGGAACAAGGTAGATGCCAAGAACCGCCATCCCTGGAAGGTGGAAGCCACCGAAGGCGATGCTGCCGTTACCAACGAAACCATCACCAACTGGTATAAGTCGGTGTACGAGCCGACCTATGCCACCGAGACCACTGAATAAGGAGGAACAGCTCAATGGATGAACGCACTGCAAAAATTGTCATCGGCGGTGAGGAGTACACCCTTCTGCTGACCACCAAAGCCACCAAGGAAATCGCCGGCCGTTACGGCGGTTTGGAGAACCTGGGCGATAAGCTGATGAAGTCGGAGAACTTCGAGATGGCTTTGGGTGAAATCGTATGGCTGATTACCCTCCTGGCAAACCAGCCCATTCTGATCCACAACCTCAAGCACCGGGACGCACCCCGGGAACTGCTGACCGAGGATATGGTGGAACTGCTGACCGCCCCGGCTGACTTGGCTACCTATAAGGCTGCCATCACAGAAGCTATGTATAAGGGCACCAAGCGGAACATTGAGAGTGAGGCGGACACAAAAAACGCGGTAGTCGAGTAAGTGACGAGGAGTTATTTACTCGACTTTTATATTACGGCTTAGCCCACCTCCACCTGTCTCCGGATGAGGTGGATTTGATGTGCTTCGGCCTTCTTTTGGATTTGTGGGAATGCCATAAGCAATACTCCGGCATCTGCAAGCCCAAACGGGAGCGTTTCATTGACGAAATTATCCCGGACGGCATCTAAAGGAGGTGGTATAGATGGCAGATGAATTTGGATTAAAAATTGGTCTTGAGGGCGAGAAGGAATTTAAGAAATCTATCTCGGAAATCAATCAAACCTTCAAAGTCCTCGGTTCAGAAATGAAACTGGTAAACGCCCAGTTTGATGCCAACGATACCTCCGTAGAAGCCCTTACCGCCCGCCAAGAGGCACTGGGTAGACAGGTAGATGCACAACGGCAGAAGGTGGAAACCCTCCGTGCTGCGATGCAGAACGCTGCCGAGTCCTTTGGTGAAAATGATCGTCGGACGCAGGCTTGGCAAATCCAACTGAATAACGCAGAGGCTGCCCTAATCGGTATGGAAAAGGAACTGGAGGATAACACCGCCGCCCTGAACCGTGCCGAAAAAGGGATGGACGATGCCGGAGACAGTGCTGATGAGATGGCGGAGGATGTGGAAGATGCCGCCGAAGAGTCCGATGAAGCCAAGGGTAGCTTTGAAGGACTAGGCTCTGCTTGTAAGGCTACGGCGGCAGCGATGGCGGCGGCTTTCGCGGCTGTTGCTACAGCTGCCGTTGCCGGTGCCAAAGCACTGGTCGAGATGACGACTGCAGGCGCAGCCTACGCAGATACAGTTTTGACGGAGTCTACAGTCACGGGTATCGCAACGGACAAGCTCCAAGAGTATATGTACGCTGCGGAACTGGTCGATGTTTCCACAGACACGCTGACCAAGTCAATGGCCAAGCAAATTAAGTCTATGAAGGCGGTGCAAGACGGCACCAAGCTTTCTGTTGAAGCTTATGCAAAGCTAGGCGTCCAGGTAACCAATACCGACGGCTCTCTGCGTGATTCGGACACGGTCTATTGGGAAGTTATCGACGCCCTGGGTAAGGTTGAAAACGAAACCGAGCGTAATGCACTAGCGATGCAGATCCTAGGCAAATCCGCACAGGAGCTTAATCCTTTGATTGAGGCCGGTGCGGAGCGAATGAACGAGCTGGGCGAACAAGCCCACGCTGCCGGATATGTGGTCAGCGGTGATATGCTCTCCGCCTATGGTGCGTTGGATGACCAGCTCCAGTATTTGAGTGTCGGTGCAACGGCGGCAAAGAACGCCCTAGGTACGGTGTTGCTTCCAGTACTGACGGATCTTGCCACCGAAGGCAACGCTCTGCTTGGTGAGTTTACAAATGGCATCTTGGATGCCAATGGCGACATCAGTAAAATGAGCGAGGTCATTGGCGAATTGCTCCCTCAAGTGCTGGATATGTTCATGGAGTTTTTGCCGGAACTGATGGAAATCGCCGGTGAAATTGTCGGCTCTTTGGCAAACGCAATCGTTGAAAATCTGCCCACTATCATCGATACCGCCTCGCAGATTATCTTTATGCTTCTGCAAGGGCTTATCGAGGCTCTACCGCAAATTGCAGAGGGTGCATTGCAGTTGGTGCTGGCATTGGTCAACGGTATCCTTGCCAACCTACCGATGCTCCTCAACGCCGCTTTGCAGGCGGTGGTTACCCTGGCAACCGGTATCGCGGAGGCACTGCCCACCTTGATCCCCACCATTATCCAGGTGGTTGTCCAGATTGTGCAGACCCTCATCGAGAATTTGCCGATGATTTTGGATGCCGCCCTTCAGCTGATTACCGGTCTAGCCCAAGGTGTCCTAGATGCGCTCCCGGTGCTGATAGCGGCACTGCCGGAAATCATACTGGGCATTATCACATTCTTACTGGATGCGATTCCCCAGATCATCGAAACCGGCATACAGCTGATTACCTCCCTTGTGGCAGCACTACCGGAGATTATCACTGCTATTGTGGAAGCAATACCTCAAATCATCGAGGGTATCATTACAGCGGTACTGCAGGCAATACCCCAAATTATCCAAGCCGGTATTGACCTACTGATTTCCCTTGTCCAAGCGTTACCGCAGATTATTACCACAATCGTGGGAGCAATCCCGGACATCATTACTGGCATCATCAACGCCGTTCTGAATAATATCCCCCTGATTATCCAAGCTGGCATACAGTTACTGACCTCTTTGATCACCAACCTACCCACCATTATCATCGAAATTGTGAAGGCAATTCCGCAGATTATCACAGGCATCGTCAGTGCCTTGGGCAAGGGTGTATCCCAGATGGCAGAGGTCGGTGTCAACTTGGTCAAGGGCTTGTGGCAGGGCATCCAGTCCCTTGCTTCTTGGCTGTGGGATAAGGTCTCCGGATGGATTTCCTCTATCTGGGACGGTATTTGCGATTTCTTTGGAATTGCGTCCCCCTCGAAAGAGATGGGCTGGATTGGCGAAATGCTGGTGGACGGTCTTGCCGGCTCCATTAAAACCAATGGTAAGGACGCCGTAAAGGCTGCCGAAGGCATGAGTGCTGACATTACCGATGTTATACACGGGCTTGCAGAGGATATGGAGACAGCACTGCCTACCGATTTTACTGTTGACGGCAACATCGGTGCTACTGTAAAGGGTGCGGCAAGTGGCGTCACAGCCCCCAGCGGACTACAGCTTGTGCTGAACATTGCCACCTTCAACAACTACACAAACGAGGATATTCAGCAGCTGACCAACGAGGTTATGGTCACTGCCGGACAGTTCGCAAAGCGGAAAGGAGTGGTGTTTGCGTGAATTATTTTGAATATAACGGCATCAGTTCTTTGGAAATGGGTCTGCGTATTGAGAGTAAAAACGTCTTTTCTGCTCCGGAGTACGAGGTGGACTTTCTCTCCATCCCGGGCAGAGATGGTGAGCTAATCGCCGGCCCGGGAAGGTATCCCAATGTGCAGGTAACCTATTCTGTGTTTCTGCCTGCCAAATCTACGCAGGAGCTGGCAGAGAAAATTACGGCTGTGAAGGAATGGCTGTACGATGAGCCGGATCGGTATCACGAACTGATAGACACCTACGATGCAGAGTTTTACCGGGAAGCGGTATACGCTGGGAAACTGGATATCGAGGACGAGCTGAACCGCATTGGTGTATTTACCATCAGCTTCTCCTGCAAGCCTTTCCGACATAGCCTGTCGGGAGCTAGATTTCACAGCATCACTGCTTCTGGCACTGTGCTGACGAACCCCTACATTACCGCAAGCAAGCCCTACATCAAAATCTACGGCTCCGGGCAAATCACCCTCACCATTCAAAGTGCAAGCAAGAACAGCACTTGGAATTTTCTTGACGTGGACACCTATATCGAAGTGGATTCTGAACTGATGAATTTCTACCGGGGTACAGAATTGCAGAACGATATGGTGGTTGGGGATGGTTTCCCCAACCTTGCCCGGGGCCGAAACACAATCTCTTTCACAGGAAACGTGTCAAGAATTGACATCCTGCCAAGGTGGGTGACCTTATGATCCCCGTACTGTTTCGTGCCAATTCGACAAATTTCGATACTTATGGCATCGGCGTTCTCCGGGACTGTACTCTCTGTGAGGTTACCGAGGAACGCAATGGTGCCTATGAGTGTCAATTCAAGTATCCTGTAACCGGTAGTTTGTATAAGGAAATCGTAAAGGAACGCCTGGTCAAAGCAAAGCCGAATGATACGGCAGCTGACCAGGTGTTCCGCATTTATCGCATTTCCACTCCCATCAACGGGCAGATAACGGTGTATGCCCAGCACATCAGCTACGATCTGTCCGGCATCGCTGCACTGCAATTTGAAAGTGAATCCATTTCTCCTGCTTTGGCAATGGAGCATATCTTTCAGAACACAGCAACGCCCCATAACTTCACTTGTCAAACGGACTATTCTGCCCCCAAGGCGTTCTCTGTGAGCAAGCCCCAAAGTGTCCGCGCCTGCCTTGGTGGTGTGGCCGGCTCCTTTTTGGATTTGTGGGGTGGAGAATATGAGTGGGACAACTTCAAAGTAATCCATCACCAAGGCCGTGGACAGCATACCGGTGTGGTCATTGAATACGGTAAGAACCTAACCGCCATGGAACACGATGATGACAACTCTGGGGCGTACACGGATTTGCTCCCTTACGCAGTCCTCACAGCAGAGGATGGTACGGAGATAGCCGTCACCTTGCCAGAAGTGCTGATCCCCATTGCGGATACCACCTTGGTGCAGAGAAAGACACTCATTAAGGATTTCACAGACCAGTTTGGGCAAGAGACTCCGGTAACCATTGATGGGCTCCGGGCATACGCCAATAACTATCTGCGGAATAACCCCTTGGGTACAGCGATCCCTACACTGACAGTTTCCTTTGAACCTCTGTGGAAACAGCCGGAATATGCTGCGGTATTGGAGCGAGTGTCCCTATGCGACACCGTTACCATCCGCCACAGCTTCTTGGGCATTTCCGCAAAGGCAAAGGTTATTACCACGGTATATGACACCCTGGCTGAGAAGTATGTATCCATTACCCTCGGCTCGGCAAAGGCTAATCTGCTGAGTACCGTCTCCTCTACGGAAGCTGCCGTAGAGGAAGTTGTCTCCCAGGTGGATCGCTTTCCAACCTTGATGAACTCCGCTATCAAAAACGCCACTGGGCTTATTACCGGACAGACCGGGGGCTATGTGGTTATCCACACCGCCGATGATACCGGTCAGCCCTATGAATTGCTCATCCTGGATGCCCCGTCCGTTGAGGAGGCAGTGAATGTGTGGCGTTGGAATGTGGGAGGTTTGGGCTTCAGCAGCAACGGCTACAACGGTCCCTACGAGACAGCTATCACCGCCGACGGGCAGATTGTAGCCAACTTTATCACTTCCGGCACGCTGGTTGCCAACATCATCAAAGCCGGTGTCCTGCAGTCCCAGGACGGCTCGTCTTATTGGGATCTGGAGACCGGTGAAGTGGTGTTGCGTGCTTATGCGACCTCGGAAGAGGTGCAGGAGCAGAGCGACCGGATCACCGGGATTGAGGAGCAGAAAATGTACCGACTGGTGATTTCCAGTACCCACGGTAACATTTTCAAAAACGGCAATATCAAAACCACACTATACGCCACCGTCTTTTCCTGGGACGAGAACATCACAGATACTCTCGATGAAAATCAGTTTATTTGGACTCGTGTATCGGATGACCCGGTTGCGGATGCTGCTTGGAACGCAGCACATTTTGGCGGTTCAAAAACCGTCGATATCACCGCAGAGGATGTGGATATCCAAGCCACTTTCTTTTGCGATTTGATAGACACTACCACAAGAAAAAGCCTACTCGGCTAATTTAGGAGGTTTTATATGAGCAAAGCACAAGGCCAATTTACTATTGTTGACTACAATGACGCATTGACCCTTACGGGTTACATTGGCTCCAATCTGGCGAAAACCCAGATGTATAACCCGGACAACGACACCTATACCCCCAACTGGGCATCCACCAACCTGGTACTGACCCCCAGTCTGTATGTCATCGGCACTACCACGGATCAGATTACTTCCAGCAGCGTGACCTCCGTGAAGTGGTACATTGGTAGCTCCAGCACCGCCATTACCTCTTCCGGTAACTATGCCCTGTCCGGCACAAAGAGCCACATCCTCACGGTGAAGGGCAATGTGATGGCCGGTCAGCCCGGTATCGACTACCGCTGTGTGATTACCTACAAGGACGCTTCTACCGGCCTGTCCATTACCCATCCGCTGACTATTTCCTTCAGCCGGGTGGTCAATGGCTCCGGCATTACGGATCTGCTGGTTACCACGCCCTCTGGTAATGTGTTCAAAAACAATGAGGTGGCAACACTGACTGCCAAGGCGGAACTGTGGCGCGGCAGCACGGTGGACATCACCAATGTCACCTACAAGTGGGCCATTATGGATTCTACCGTTACCGCTACCACTTCTTCCGGCTACGATGCCGACTTCGGCACTGGCTGGCGTAAGCTGTCGGACACCACCGGTATGTACTCCGGCACTACCACTTCCACCATTACCATCTATGCGGCAGCGGTAGATAGCTATGCTGTATTTCGCTGTGTTGCCACAGACTCCGATTCCAGTTCCAACACCTACAACAGTAAGTTTACGGATGTGGCCACCTTTATCGATAACTCCGACCCCATCCAGGTGGTGATTACCTCCACTGGCGGAGATGTCTTTAAAAACGGCCAAGGCTCTACCGTGCTGACGGCTGTGGTTTACCAGGCAGGCACAGAGATCGACAGCGAGGGCAAGGGCACTTATACCTGGACCAAATACAACAAGGATGGCGCAATTGACACCTCTTGGGGTACTTCCGGCAGCAAGACCGGTAAAACGCTGTCCGTATCCAATACGGATGTAGATACCAAGGCTACCTTTATGGTGACTGTAACTCTGTAAGGAGGTTTTCTTATGCGGGGCGTTGCTCAAATTACAATCACAAATATATGCGATGTTATTACAGCTGACATTGCCCCGGAAAATCCGTATGTGGGTATGCTGTGGGTGAACACAGCAATCTCACCCCCGGAGACGATGGTGTGGGATGGCACGAACTGGGTTGTCCAGAATGGCATTGAGGAACTCAGGCAAACCGTGTCCACCCACACCACTCGTTTTGGAGAATTCCAAAGTTCCATTGATGGTATGAACAGCTATGTTTCCAACCTAACGGAAACGGTGGAAACTATCACCACCGACCTGGGCGAAGAGCAGAGCAAGGTGCTGGAAATGCAGGAGCAGGTTTCCGAGTTGCAACACACCGTGGATGGGCTGTCCGTTACTGTCCAAGAGCAGTTTGCCGGTGGTATCAACTATGTGCAGAATTCTGCTGGCTTGAACGGCATCACGGATGACTGGGTTCTTACCGGAACGGTCTCCACGGATAGCTCCACAGATGTGCAGAATAATACCACTTCGGACTCCTGCTTTGTGTTGGGAGCAAGCTCCACACTGAAGCAGACCATTACGGGTGTGATAACCGGCACCTCTTATGCTGTTTCTGTCCGGGCAAAAAAGACTGGGGCAAGCTACAGTTCTTATGTGCGGGTGCAGTATAACGGAAATAAATATCTATATCTGTTCAACACAACCTCCACCTTTGGGTGGGAGGAATTCCACGGGGTTATCCCGGATGTACAAGACAGCACCCTCATTCTGTATATCTATAACCGAATCGCCAGCTTGTATGTTTCTGACATCATCATTGCAGAAGGCAGCACCATTCATAAATGGACGCCGGCACCAAACGAAATCTACACCACAGAGGTAAAAATCGACCGCCGGGGCATCGAGGTTTCCAATGCCGATTCTGCCCAACGGACGGTCATTAACAACACAGAATTCTCCGGTTACTACAACGAGGAGAAAATCTTTACGCTGAATAAAGATGAAACTATCACAAAGAAAACCACCGTGGATGGTGAACTCACGGTGGGCAGAACCAAGTTTGTGCCGATGCCAACCGCATCGGAGGGCTTGAATATCGTTATTCTGGACTAAGGAGGTAAGGCTATGGCAACAGGAAAATCCAGCTCATTTGAAATAGCCGGTACCAAAGGTGTAACCGGCAAAATATTCTGGTCTGAAACCTACGATACAAGGACAAATACATCGGTCGTAACCATTACAAACTTACAATTTAAGAATTCCAACTGGTATGGCTTTACTTACTATCTCAATGGTATGCTGTCCATTAATGGCACAACAGTAATAACATTTTCATCCATACTCGGCTCTCACAGCGTGCGCCCTAGTGCGTTGAATACTTACTGTTCGGTCAGTGCCAACGGTGATTATGCCGGCGCTCCTTGGGGAGCTGTAACTGCTAACCACAGTGCTGACGGCACAGGAACTTGCCCTATTGCAGTTGATGTTACCGGCATACAGGTCAACGACCAAGGCGGTAGTGGATGGAAAGTATCGGGTACAACGAATATAACCCTTACGAATATTGACCGGACAGCCCCCACCATCTCTTGCTCCATTTCCAATATCACGGCGGATGGTTTCAAGATAACGGCCAACTCCTCTGCCAATGTGGATCTGTGGAGCTATAGCCTTGACGATGGCATTACAGGCAATGATTTCTCAACCACTGCCAATACCTCCGCTTCAACAACAGTAACCGGGCTAACCCCCAATACGACCTATGCGGTGCGCGTAGCTGCTCGAAAAACAAGCAACTATGTCTATGGCGAATCTAGCTCCATCTCGGTAAAAACCCTTGGTGGTGCGGCATTAAACAGCGTATCCACCGTAACGGCAGATAACGCAACGGTTACGATTACGCTCAATGTTACTGTTTACGAACCTTCCTACACCCACACGCTTGCCTTAACCTATGGCGGAACAACTCATCTGACCATTACGGGTATCAGTGGCTGGGCAAAGGGAACGGCCAACAGGACGATCACCCTTACTGCGGCACAAAGGACAACCCTTCTGTCCACGATGGCTTCTATCAAGTCCTTTGATATGAACTTTGATTTGAAGACCTTTAGTGGCTCCACGCAGATCGGCAACACCTCCACGCAAAAGGCAACCGTACAAACCACGGAAGCCAACTCCGGTCCTTCTATGGGAGCGTTTTCTTTTTGCGATAGTAGAAGCGCAACGGTGAATGTAACCGGCAATGACCAGTATTTCATCCAAGGACACTCCTATCTGCAAGTGACACCTGCCCAAGCAACGGCACGAAACAGTGCGTCCATTGTTTCCTATGCTGCCACCTGCAATGGTGTTACTGCCTCAAATACCACCGGTGCAGCCATAGACCTAGGAGCGATTGCCAAAGCCGGCACCTTGGAAGTGGTGGTTACCGCTACAGACTCCAGGGGATATACGGTCAGCTACACCCAAAATGTCACCGTTTTGGCTTATGCGAAGCCGAAAATCAAGGAAATAACCCTGCGTAGAACCAATGATATCGAAGCGGAAATGCAGCTGATTTTTAACGGCAGTATTTCCTCAATCAAGCCTTCCACAACGGAAAACAACAGCCTGTTATACCTTCGTTATCGGTACAAGCCAACGAGTGAGACGAGCTATGGTTCTTACACCAGCATCTTGGCAAGCACCACCGAAAGCGGTGTTAATTTCAGCTTTTCCAATTTGGAGCTATGCTCATTGGACTCCAACACCTCTTATGACTTCCATCTGCAGGTGCGAGATCAGCTGAATTCGCTGTCGTCTTTGGATCTGTACTATGTTATTCCCCAAGGCACACCATTGGTGGCATTGCGGAAAAAGAAGGTGGGCATCAACACACCCAATCCGGAAGCGGCACTTCACGTGGTGGGTGACACCATCCTAGATGGGGCTGTGGAAGTGACCGGCGCGGTGGCTGCAACATCTCTGTCCGGCACACTGCCGGTAGCGAATGTCTCCGGCACTCTGCCGATCAGCAAGGGTGGTACAGGTGCGACTACGGCGGCCAATGCTGCTAAGGCTATTGTTAATGGGCAAGCCATCACGCCTAAGAGCATTAGCACAACCGGAAGCCAATATTGGACGGATGGTGCGTATGGTTTACATCTCAACAACAGCGATATTATAGGCATTAACGGCTTGTATTTTCCGGATGCGGTAGACTCTGCTGGTGAGGGTATTAACTTCTATCGGAGCAGTACTGCTTTTGATAGATTGTATTCCCATTCCGGGACGCTCTATTATGCTCCCAATGTTGGCAAGGATACCCATCCAGGAACAAGATACACAGTATATCATTCCGGTGGTGTGACCATCCCTGTTTCCAAGGGTGGCACGGGTGCAACAGCTGCGGCGGCCGCCCGGACGAACCTTGGCGTTTCCGTCACTTCGTTGTATAGCGGTAGCTTGAGCAGTGGCAGCACCACCTTCAATTACGGCAATTACAACTTCTATGTCATTATTGCAAAGCCGAAATCCACCGCCGGTCTTATTTCCGTCACCGTCCCCAAAGCAGCAATTACAACAACGGCTACGAAATACCAGGTGGCGGATGAAACCAACTATCTAACCTTCAACCTTTCGTATTCCGGAACGACAGTGACCCTTGCCTACGGCGGCTCAAGTTATGCCGGTGTAATTACGAAGGTTTACGGCATCAACTAAGGAGGCATTATGCAGGTATTACTGAACGAGCAAGGCTACATTTCAAGCTTTGCGTTTATTGGAAATATGCCGGATGCCATAGACGCTCCGGAGCCGGCAGACTCTATGCACTTTGCGGAGCATTATTCCGCCTACAAGCTCATTGACGGGCAACTAACCTTTGATGCAGAACAAGATAAAGCACTCCAAAACGATGCGGTACTGGACGACTTCCGGGTACGCAGAGAGAGGGAGTGCTTTTCTATTATCAATCGTGGTCAGCTGTGGTACGACAATCTGTCAGCAACCCAGCGGGCAGAACTTCAAGAGTGGTATGCCGCATGGTTGGCGGTTACAGATACACTCGTTGTCCCGGAGAAGCCGGAATGGATTACTTGAGGAAGGAGGAAACGGCTATGGATCTCACTGCATTGGCGGCAACGATTACTGCACTGGGCGTTGTGTTCGGTGCGATTTTTGCTGTCCACAAATGGTTTCTGAAACAGGAGAAACAGGACAAGGACATTAAGGCTATCAAAGAGGAGCAGACCGTATTGGTACACGGTGTCTTGGCTTGTCTTATGGGCCTAAAAGAACAAGGCTGTAACGGACCTGTGACGGATGCCATTAACCAACTGGAAAAGCACATCAACAAACAAGCTCACAAATAAGGAGGAACTTTCACTATGACTGACTTTACTACTATCCCTGCACTGGTTGCCATCGTGTACACCATTATTGACGTTACCAAGACTGCCCTGGGTGGTACCGGGAAGTTCACCCGTTTCATCCCTCTGATTGCTTGCCTGCTCGGCGGCATCTGCGGTGTGGTGGCGTTCTATCTCGTTCCCGGCACTATGGGTACGGAGAACCTGCTCGTAGCCATTGTCATCGGTGCGGCAAGCGGTCTGTCTGCCACCGGCACCAACCAGGTGGCAAAGCAGCTCACCAAGACCACGAAGGAGGTAACTGATAATGAATCTGCGTAAACTAATATTTACCGAAAACGCCTGTTATAAAGCAGGCAAGAAAATTACAGTCAAGGGCATTATGGTGCATTCCACCGGTGCCAACAATCCCAACCTTCGTCGGTATGTTGGTCCCGATGATGGTCTGCTGGGCGAAAATCAGTACAATAATCACTGGAACACCTACCATCCCGGTGGCAGAGAGGTGTGCGTCCACGGCTTTATTGGCAAGCTGAAGGACGGCACGATTGCCACGTATCAGACCCTTCCTTGGGATCACCGGGGCTGGCACGCTGGTGGCAAAGCAAACAACACCCATATCGGTTTTGAGATCTGCGAGGACGGCCTTTCTGATGCTACTTACTTCGGTAAGGTGTATCAGGAGGCCGTCGAGCTTTGCGCCTACCTCTGCAAACTGTACGGGCTGACCGAGAAAAACATCATCTGCCACAGTGAGGGCTACCGCCAGGGTGTTGCTTCCAATCACGGTGATGTAATGCACTGGTTCCCCAAACACGGCAAGTCGATGGATACCTTCCGTGAGGCTGTCAAAGCCCTTCTGTCCGCCGAGGAAAAGGAGGAGGAAGTTGCTCCCAGCAAGCCCGAACCCACCGTTAAACCGACCACCTATCCCGAGAAGCTGACCGAGGGCTACTACCGGGTGCGGAAGTCCTGGAAGGACAGCAAGTCGCAGATCGGCGCTTACCGCATCCTTGCCAACGCAAAGAATGCTGCGGACAAAAACCCCGGCACCTTTGTCTTCACCAACGAGGGCGTTGCCATCTATCCCGTGGAGCAGACCAAGGAGGAAACATACCGGGTACATACCGTGGTCAAGGGTGATACCCTTTGGGACATTTCCAAGAAGTACCTGGGCAACGGCTCCCGGTATCCGGAGATCAAGGAACTCAATGGGCTGAAATCCAACACCATCTACTCCGGCTGGAAACTGAAAATCCCTAACTAACACAATGCCCATCGAGGAGAAAAATCTCTTCGATGGGCATTATTTTTATTCTTCAACTATCGAGCAATGAAGCAACATTGGTTCTTCGTGAAGAGGACTGTATTTACCTACCACGCGCACGGTCGTACCGTTGATATTGCTGGGATACTCGTCAAACAGTAGCGTTACTCCCCAGTCAATTGTTTTGTCTTTGAAGACTTCTTCTGATTCGTAGATCTTGCAGGTCCAGTAGTCGTCATTCTCAGTTATAGAACCAATAAAACCCGTAATTTCAAAGTAAGTGTTGTGGATTGTTTTGCTCATTTCGCAGTATTCTTCAACACTTAGATAATCAATATCCTCTGTTGCTGTTGGGGATATATCCCTCAGTCTCACTCCATCCTCGCCATTTGGCAAGGCTTTTATATATACAAACGACTTCTCTTCGTAATCCGATTCATCAAAGTGATTATCCAAAACCTCAATGGTTGGATATGTAAGGGTATAATCAGAATCACCCAAAACAAATCCCCTTTGAAAATACAAATCATTAGGAACAACATAGCCGCAGATATAATATGGGTCTGCCAGCAAAAAATGATATACCCATAAAGTTTCAAAATCAGCGTCAATTACGCCACCCATTATTTCTAGTAATTCTTCTCTGGTTTCGATTTTTACTGTTTCCTCATTGTCTTCCTTGATGCCGGAACCAGTTTCACCACAAGCTGTCAACAAAGAAACAATCATTATAATAGCAAGAAACAAGCTAATTTTTCGCATAAACACACCTCGTTGAAAGCACATTTTGCCAACACTACTTCTGTGCCGTCTTTTAATATCTATTTTAGTATAGCATACGAGCAATCTTTTTTCCACAAAAATTATGCCGCTATGCCACTATGAACTTTATGTCCCTTTTATTGGACTAATGACCTGCTATTATAATGCCATAAAGAACACCAAATAGAAACTGGAGGTAATTCATATGGCATTTAAGATTAGTGGTTTTGGCAATTATGATGCTGAAAAGAGGGTTGCTCCCACCGTCCAGGAGAAAGAGGAGCAAGGGACTGTAGCCCGCAAGTCTGTGGTGCAGGTCCGTTTCCCCGGCAAGGGTATGGCACTGTCTTACTACAATGACCAGTTTGACTTGAAGGTTGGCGATCTGGTGTATGTGGATGGCAAGCTGGAAGGTCAGTTGGGCCGAGTTGTGGAACTCAACTACAACTTCAAAATCAAGGTTTCTGAATACAAGAAGGTTATCGCAGTCTGCAATACCGAGGTTCACGGTCAGTTCTTTATGGCCGGCTCCCATTTCGTCACCTTCGACCCCTACACACTGCCTGCGGAGCAGATTACTATGTGGTTCAAGGCCCCCTCCAAGGAAGAGGACGAATACGAAAGTGGTACGGATGACAGCACCTTCCGGCTGGACGACCTCAAGACTATGAATATTAACCCCACCATCGCAGAGCGTGGCCACGACTACTATATGGAAAACCGTGTGCGGTACATCAGCCTCAACGGCACCAAGGGATACGCTGTAGTCGAAGGCAGCGAGGGTTATGTTGTTGAATTTGAGTATGCCAACGGCGAGATTAGCAAGTTGGTGTGCGACTGCTTCTGTAGCTACAACTGCAAGCACGAATTCGCTGCGATGCTCCAGCTCCGGGAGACCCTTGAGCTGATTGAAAAGCATTATGCAGAGGAGTATGCCCGGACCGGCTATTTTGCAGCGATCAACAAGGGTACGCTGTTTGCCTTTGCCATTGATGGCAAGGAAACTGGCACCTTCACCCTGTAAAAATTGCTATTCGTCATTTAGTGGGAGGTTTTTAGAATGTGGTTTTTGGCTTGCCTTATATTATTACCCTTTGTAGTCCTCGCAGAATTGATCAAATGAATAATACAATATTTTTCCCCAGACACTGCGTAGCTGCGGTGCCTGGGGATTTTTTGCGTTATATGGGCAAATATCCGCAATACTGTTCTATTTCCCGGCTGTATTTCATCGTCTGTATGGTGTCTACCCTGTAGCCCGGGATCAACCAAGGCAACAGCTGATTTCCGAGCATATACCCTGCGTAGTGGGCAAACTTGGGTCCGGCGCACTCAAAGTGGGTGAAATACTCACTGATATGGTCGTGGAATTCACGGAGATTTTCCGGCAAAGCCTTATAAAACGCATCGATAACCGCATTGGCTTCGTAGTTCATCGGGAAACGACCGATGATATGCTCTTTCGCAATATCGAAGAATTCTCCCCGAGTGAAGTCGATGCCAAAAGGTGCATAAAAATTATCCCGATTGATTTGGAATCCGTGATAACCGGCATAAACGATCTGCGTCAACACATCGGTTTCGTGTGCTTTGATGTAACTGTCCACTGAAGGGGTAAACTCTGCGGGCAGTTCTTTTTTGAGGGTTGCGACTGCGGTGAGCATTCGTACTTCATCATCAAAGAAATCCTTGTCCTTTTCCCGGAACACATCTGCCATTGCCTCCAGGATAGCCCGATTAGTGAATTGCTCAGTGATTTGCTCTATTGTCTTCATAAATACTCAATCCTTTTCAAGTGTATTTCTGCTGTGGCCACAGCACGTAGAACCGCCCTGAAAGAAAGGGTATCTAGTTCTACTAGAACGAGTATAATAGAAAGCGTTTGTCGAAGTCCCTCGTAATTTGGCGAACAAAAAAGAGAGCTGCCGAAACAGCTCTCTAGGATTATTCAGTTAATGCACGGATGGCATTGAGGATCTTTTCTTGTTCCTTGCGTGGCAATTTTGAAATTGCAATAGATAACTCAGAAGCAATGCCATCACTCGAATAAGTGGCTACATCCTGTAACAACATATCCGTTGATACACGGAGGGTATTTGCTATTCTCACAAGCGTTTCCAGTTTTGGGGCTTTTACACCACGTTCCAGAACGCTTATGTGTGTTGGACTCATATCAAGTTCTGCAGCGAGATCTTCTTGGGTGTATCCGGCACGCTCTCGTGCAGCTTTGATTCTAGCTCCAATCGCACATAAATCCACTCGAATCCCTCCTTCTAGAACTAGCGGGTAGTTCCAAAGAATATTATACCCGGGGGAACGGAGGGATAACAGGAGCCATCAAGCCAAGTTGCTAGTTCCAACAGAACCAAAAATAGATCCAATGTCGTATAAAATGACAACGGCTCCCATACTGGAACAGTAATGAGAGCCGTATTTTTACAATTCCTCACAGACGGTGCAGATGATCTTATAGATTTTTTCCTGCTTTTCAGAGGACAAGGGTGCGACCTTTGCCTCGATGGCTTTGAGATAGTCACTTTCCGGGTAGTCATCTGCAAGCAGATCGTTGGGTGTAACCCCAAGAACCTCTGCAATGGTAACCAGCGTTGTCAGTCTGGGCTGTTTAACACCGCGTTCAAGCACACTGATATGCTTAACACTGATACCGGTCTGGACGGCAAGCTCTTCTTGCGTAAGACCTCGCGCCTCACGGAACTGCTGTATTTTATTACCCAACGCTTCAATATTCATGTGCAGCCCCTCCTTTAGAATGAGTATGCTCATTCCAATACATATTATAGGGGCAAAGGCAGTTTCACAGAACCTCCTTATGCGTTATTTTAGGTGTTCTTTAGAATGATAACAGACCAGACATTGGTGAATTAATCGCTACTTTTCAGGGATAAATTGTCCATAAGTGTTTGATTTGGAAGCGCACCTGCGTAGCTAGGAGCAGCTTCATCGTCAAATTCATCATCGTCCGCATCATCCCCATCTATCGCACCACCTAGTCCGGAGCCGGCAAGAAAGCCACCGTCTATACTGATTTGTTGTGCTTCATCCTCTTCGGTAGCTCCGGCTTGGGCGTCAATGGCGCTGTGCAGGGACTTCCAACGGAGGGGGTACTTCAGCCGCTTATTATACTGCAGGAGCATTGCTTCTGCATAGCCTTGGGTGCCGGCGTGCCGATCCTTTGCTGTGCGGATTATTTCCCGGACGGAAACCTTGCTCAACCGGTCTACGAACTGTTCATCGTTCAAATTATCTCCATAGGCCACAATCAGTTTGGCTATGCCCTTCAGCATATTACAACTGAGGGAATCAGTTTCACCTTCCCAAGTGGACACCAACAGGAAAAGAGCCCGGTCAAGCACCTGATATCCGAACTTATCGAAGATGTATTCCAAGGCACTGACCGCATTGACACAGCCGGGCACTTTCCGGGCAGAGATGGTCAAATTGTAGCTCTCCACAATGCTCTTGATGGTCAGCTGCACATCGTTTTCTGCCTCCACGTGGGCATTGAATATCTCGATGGATTTTAAGGGGCGGGTATGCTTCTTCTGATTAGCGAAGATATCGGCTTCCTGCTCATACTCCAAATCGTCATAAATCATACACCAAACAGGAGTCTCCCGAGAGCCGGATGCGGTAGCTACGGTCTCAATGGTGTGCTGGCCGTCAAACACATAGTTGGTCCCATCCCGGCGGCTGACTTTGACCGGGTTGATTTGGTAAACATTGAAATGCTGTGCGGTTCTACCCACGTGTGCGGCAGAGATTGGGCGTTGATAGGTCTGATTGGAGACCAACATTTTTATGGGGATCAGTTCAAAGTGAACATCCGGGACAAATTCGCTGTACTCATAGTCATTAGCCATTCTCCGTTACCTCCTCAATGGCCAGTAATATTAGGTCGATACTATCACGCAGAGCCAATAGCCCAATCCGAAGCTGTGTCCGTGCTTTATCTGATATATCGGCCATATTGGTCTTATTAAAAACACGCTCGATTGATGAGTTCCAGGATGGAATTGTAAGAGATAGACCGGCAACCTCGCCATCTGGATCGTAAACAGGCATATCCTTGACGGAGGGCATCGTGGCACAAGTCTGTGCCTGCCGCCGTTCTCTTGCACTTTGATTCTCCAATTGCAGATCCCGGGAAGACAATGCTTCCAAAACATCCTGTGTTCGGCATATGGTTTTCCGTTGCCGGATGATTGCATTTGTGAGCGCTCGTACTTGCCATTTTGACATATCTGCAATGGTCATCAAATCATCCTTTTTTATGCGCAACTGTCCAGATAAATACTTGTCCACCAAGCGTCTGTCTTTCTCTGCAATGGCATCAATGGCGGCAGCAATATCCTTGTAGGTATGTACGGCAAAGTGGGAGATGTTGTAAACACGAGCAATGGAAGCCGCAGTACCCATCCGTACATCCTGAGGAGGTCGCATCATATTTCCTGATGCGACCTCGGTGTATTGATTTTTACCCCGAGGATTGTGAGCAGTGAGCATTTTCTCCACATTATACCGCTTGCCGATTTGGTATCGAAGTCGTTCCGGTGCGATATTCCTGCGCCCGATTTGGTTCATACAAATCCACTGTATTGCCTCTTCCCGGCAAGCGAAGTCCTTATGTTCCACTTTGAAGGTGACCTTATTTCGCTTGCATATATCGTACCGGTGATGCCCGTCTACGATGATGCCGTTCCATACCACGATGGGATCACGGCAACCATCTGTCAGAATATTGGACTCCAACTGGCTTAGTTCTGTCTCGGAAAGCTCCGGCAATAGTCGTTTGAATTCCGGATCTATTTGAAATGTTGTCTCTGCCATCCTACGCACCTCTTTCGCTTGTTTGTATTTCCATGCGAAAAAAGAGTGCTGCTTGACCGGCTATGGGATAGCCAATAAGCTTCACAAGATCCAACCCCGCAAAGCCTGCGACCTGCACAAGCTCTCCCATTAAGCTGGTGCTGGTAAGTTCGTATGACGCTTTATGCGCCGGTACCTTGGACAGCTGATATGCGCCTTTCGCTGCTTCTGCACACCCCTCCAACACCAATCCCTTGGAGTTTGGATTAACCAGTATGCGAAAATACTCCGGCATATTCAGCTTCTCAAAGACCTTCCGGGAAATGCGAATACGGCGCTTTTTGATGTCAACAGACAAGCCCTTTACAGGCTCAGTAAGTATAAGTTGCATTAGGTATCCTCCTTATCTAGTTCCGGTTTCTTTTTTGCTTGTGGCTTTTTACCCTGGACGGAAATCACCACATAATCATCAAAGCGGTTAATGGCATACTGCCGTTCATGCTCTTCCACCGGCAAGCCAAACTGATGCCGCCAGGACTCCATATACACCGGCTCCCGGGTAGGCTTGCGTTGCACCACATTGCCTTCCTCGTCCAATACGGGCTTACGGGGATAAACCAAAGCTGCCCCCAAATCAAAAATGAATAGCCGTTCTCCTTTGTTGCGGACCATCTTTCCAATCATCTTGTAGCGGTTATCTAAATTCCACCCGGTTAGCTCCGTAATTTGGGCGCAGAAAGCGGGCTTGCAGGTAACTTGTCTGGGATTGCCCTTGGCTGTAACCCAGGGGATAGAATCCTTGGCTTCCGCAGAGCAGGGCTTGATAATAATTTTCTTTTCCTCCGGAGAAACCATAACAAACACTCTTTCAGCATCCGGTGCTTTACGCAGACACACCTTATTGACGTAGAGCTTGTTTTCGCAGATGCACAGTGCCGGCTCCTTGGCGTGGGCAAAAAACTCCTCGCGGGTAATCTGATAACCGGCGTAAGAGAAATTCTCTACTGGGGTGAATTCATCTTCTTTTCCGGTAACCGGGTCGATAGAAAAGGGTTTCCCCACATCGGCACCGTCCACGTCACCAATCATCATCTGTTCATCCATTGCCAGCACTTCCTTCTGTCATAGTTTCAATAAGCATTGCGATGCCTTGCTTTAAATCTGCCTCACTGGTAGCAACAAAGCTGTCATTCCGGGGCATCGGCTTTCCGGACGCTTGCACATTCCAGCCATCTGGAGAGGCTTCTGCCGGACCGATAGCGGAGGGCGCATAGTATTCTGTGCCAAAGCTGGACAGCCACTCTTGCGGCATTGCTTTGACCGGTTGCTTTGGGGTCCCTTCCGTAAGCACAGCAGGTGCGCCTTCTGTATCCGCAGTACGCTTTTGCCGGATAACACCTTCGGCATCGTTTAGGTCGAATAGCAAAAACGAGTCCTTACCATTACCCAAACACTCACCCTGAATGCTATATGACCACTCAGCATTCCACTGCATCAACTCAAAAATTACCGGCAAATATGCACGGCCAAGAACCTTCCGGGCGTGATGTTTTTTGCCGTCAAAATAAAGCCACTCGATTGCGTTTCTGTTTCCTTTTGCGGTTGGTCTTGCTACCAGGAGCTTCCTAATTGGGTCAAAAAGAAACTCCACCAACCGGCAATTGTCCAGTTTTTGCAGACACGAAGAGGTAAAACGCAAAACTTCCGGTGTAAGGGTAACTGTACAGGCGCGGTTGGCTCCGAAAAACTGTCCCCGGACAATTTCAAATCCTCGCAGATCCACGGTGCCGATCTCCGGTGTTACGGTGCTATCGGCAATAACCTCTTCTTTGAAGGAGGGTGTGATGTACTCCACCGAAGTTAAATAATCCTCTGCGGTGAAGCCTGCCCACCGGGGGTTGATGACAACAAAGCCACGCAGAGCGCCTTTGTCGATAACGTGGATCTGCGGCAACATTCCGGTGCGACCACGATCACTGAAGGAAATAAGTTGTTGCACAGCAATGAAGTCATCCCGGGAGATGATGCTTTCGTGGTGATCTCTTTTTATGTACTTCGGCTTCTTTAAGTTCTCACCCTCGTTTTTTACCGACTTGTGGGTCAGAAAGTTTGGTGTCCAGGTCTTATGAGCAATGACATCTCCGCAATGACGCTCATTCTGCAAAATGCCCATTATGGAGCTGGTAGTCCATTTGTAATTGCCACGCTTGGTGACCCGCTTTAGCTTTGTCAGCGTTTCTGCAATCTGCTGCACCGTGTATCCGTAAAGGAACATGAAGAATATCAACCGGACAGTCAGAGCCTCGTCCTCGTTGATAACCAAATTGCCGTCCTCGTCCTTGTCGTAGCCTAACAGCTCCGGAGTAAGGAAAATGCCTCTGCTGAAACGCATCTCATAGGAGAGGTTCATAGAACTGCTCTTTGTCCGGGACTCCTCCTGGGCAAGGGTGGCAATAAAGGAAAGTGCCATCTCGCTGCCTTCCTTCAGCGTGTATATGTTCTCTGTCTCAAACAGCACGCCAACCGGGGGTTTCAGATCTGCAAGCATACGCACATGGCCGATGCAGTCATAGATGTTACGGGCAAAACGGGACACACTTTTCGTGATAATAAGGTCGATTTTGTGTTGCTTACAGTCCTCGATCATCTGCAGGAAAGCATCCCGGTGGTTTAGGGAGGTGCCGGAAATACCCTCGTCTGCATAAATCTTGTAAAGATGCCAACCCGGTCGGCGGTCGATGAGATCCGTATAGTGGTTCTGCTGTAGCTCAAAGGAAGATGTCTGCCGGGGGTCATCCGTGGATACGCGCACATACACGCCAACCCGTTTATCGCTTTCATCCTCGAATATGTCTTTGTCCTCTATAGCGGGGATTTTCTCAATCTCGTCAGGTGCGACGCCCCGGTATCGTTGGCGTATTTTTTGTTTTTCCTCTTGGTTCGACATAACGAAAGCTCCCTTATAGATAATAGGGAAATTATACCGCACCATTTCCTGTTGCGACAGAGACCGGCTGTACCGGTAGGGGTACTGGGAGTGTCAATTAAGGGCATTTTTTGCTAATTTTTGATGCAATTCGTGGGATGCTTGTGTTTTTGTGCATTCCCCTTAAAGTATTTATAGGAATGACAAGTCTCATTCTAAAGAATTATTTGGAGGGATATTTATGTACAAAAAGCTCATTGCAAAGCGAATCCGGCAGTATCGGCGCTTGGAGAAAATTTCACAGGAAACCCTAGCAGACTTAGCCGGTGTGTCCGACACTTACATCCGGAAGCTGGAGGCAGGTCAGCGTACGCCATCCGTGGGGACGGTCATTACCCTTGCCTCTGTACTTAACACGACACCGGATCATCTGTTGCTCCCGTCTTCCGGTCTGGACAAGAGTAACAGCGGAAGCATTATGGAACTGCTCAATGATTGCAGCCCTACGGAGTTTGCCATTCTGTATGAGAATATGGTGGAGCTGAAGGAACTGCTCCGTACCCATATGCGTTAAGGGAGGTCGCATCATATATTCTTATGCGACCTCAAAAAAAGATGGTTCATTTTTCGTCCAAATGGCGTTTTGATGTCCGGTGGTAGGTGGAGGGGTGGAATTGCCTCTTCAGAAGGAGGCATCAAAATGACTGATTATGAGAAGTCGCAAATCCACCGGTTATATGACAAAAAGGGCTACGGCTACAAAAAGATAGCCGCAACCCTGTGCTTGTCGGTTAACGCTGTGAAAGGATATATGCAGAGAAACGGGCTTGCCGTTGAAAAACCGCCGACAAAGCCAACAGAGGGGCATTG